GGACATGTCCCAAACTACAGAAATTGCACGCAGAGATGAGTTACTATGTTTAGAAATAGTACCGCTTGAACCAATGGAGTTAGTACGTGGCATGCCAGGTAATTTCCAGGAGTATAAAGGCTATCTCAAGGAGATGAGTCCACTCACTGTTCAGAAATTCAGCTCAAGAGGGCGCATGGCGCCTCTCAAGAAGATCTTTCGTTCCAGAGCTAAGTGGCTGAGAAAACTTTTCCAAGATAAGTACTCAGTACCGCGGATGGGCCACGTGGAGAACGCTCTTGTAGAGGAAATCTGCACGAGCCGCGATTCGCGAGCCGTTATCGGTATTAGAGGCGTCTTGGTCTCAGTCTACATGACCTATGGGGACCTTGTCCCAAAAGGCCATCTTACTAAGATAGCTCTATGGCTGACGCAAAGATGTTTCCTTGACGGAACCGACACTGCTCTTTCTAGATGGAAGAAAGTCTCGGCTGCCCTAGGAAATCTGATAGCTAATAATCAGGTGACCCGATCCCTGTTTCCTCCTGCAGATCTCACGGAGACCCAGGATTTAAACAGAGACCGGCTCAGCGGAACCAATGTGGAGTTGTTTGAGCTCATATATGAGATTCATAAACTCTGCCCAATGGATCCCCTGGATCAGGTATGGTACTTATCGTGTCTTACACAGACAAGGTACCTACCCCCAGCCACCGGTATTACGAAATACAATAAGATCGCTGACTATGCGGTCGGTCTCATGAATTCCGATCGGCCAGTCACTCAGGCACCCGAACATGTTCGAGGACCAGTGTACCGCGTACCCCACTTCGCGTGGAAGGAGGACATGGATGAAATCCCAAAGGGACTTCATGCCTGGCGACAGAATTATTATGAGAAAGCCCTTCAACTCGGCAAAATTGTCGGGCGAGATATCTACATCAACCTTACTAAGGGTGAAGGTAGAGATCCCGATCTTAGAAAGCGGCTCGAAAACACGTACCACACCTCCCTAACCTCGTCTTCCTGCGTGGAGTACACCAGGGAACAAGGAGGGAAGTGGGCCTTGCTATCCAACGAATTCGAGATTTTCATGAAAAGCTCAGTTTGCGAGATAGAAGGCATAACGATGAACGAACGGGGCGATCTTATCGACCCATTGGGCAACATCGTTTGTACATATGAATACAAGGATTACCAAGTCTGGGAGGTAGCATATACCGACGAGCCTTTAGAAGGCAGATACACAGAGTGTATCCTCCCTCCGTATCTGGACGGAGAAGTTGGGTTTGCTAAGGGCATAGATGCCCGCCTCGGAAGACTTCTGTTCATGTGGTCAAAGACCTGTCATGACAGCTGGAAGAGTAGGTTCAAAT